TTCAGTTGCGATTCCTTTTTTAAATACTGAAACATATGTTGCTGGTAGATTTAACTGGGAAGAACTTTCAGTTAAGTTTAGAGATCCAATTGGACCTTCAGCGTCTCAAGCGGTTATGGAATGGATTCGTCTATGTGCGGAATCTGTAACAGGTCGTATGGGTTATGCTGCGGGATACAAGAAAAATGTAGACTTGGAAATGTTAGACCCAACAGGAGTTGTTGTTGAGAAATGGATTTTAGAAGGAGCTTGGTTAACAGGATATGATGGTGGTACATTATCATATGACTCTGATAAAATTGCGGGAATTTCTTCAAATATTCGTATGGATCGTTGTATATTAGTATACTAAAAAAATTTACTTTTAATATTAACCGTGTACATTTATGATGTATACGGTTTTTTGTGCAATAATAAATTAAAAAAAATATAAAAATGGATCAAGACACGGCCGCTCATGGGCAAATGGATTTTAACTTACCACATGATGTGGTGACACTACCTTCAGGTGGTTTATTCTACAAATCAAAAAAGAAAAGCGTTAAGGTTGGTTACTTAACCGCAAGTGATGAAAATATTTTAGTTAATATTGATTCACGTAGAACAATTAATGAGAGTGTTGTATTACCTTTATTAAGAAATAAAATTTATGAAAAAGACCTTAGACCTGAAGAATTATTAGAAAGTGATATTGAGGCAATCCTTTTATTTTTACGTAATACATCTTTTGGTCCTGAATATAGAATCACAACGGTTGACCCATCTAATGGTCAGTCTTTTGAAACATCTATTATGTTGGATGAGTTAAATTTAACAAGACCAAACGTACAACCTGATGAGGATGGTACATTTACTGTTAAATTACCACAATCAAAGGCGGATGTAAAAATTAAAATGTTAAGTTTATATGACACCATTGAAATTGCAAAAATTATTGATTCATATCCCGTTGGTTATACCGCACCTACAATTACTACAAGATTAAATAAAACCATTTTAGAGTTAAATGGTAGTCCTGATAGGAATGAAATAAGCGTATTTTGTCAAAATATGCCAATTGGTGATTCTAAGTTCATAAGAAATTTCCTTAAAGAAAACGAATCGAGATTGGATTTAAGGAAAACAGTTTACGCCCCGTCAGGAGAAAAAGTTGATGTTGTCATCAATTTTGGGGTGGAGTTTTTTCGGCCTTTCTTCTAATCATCCAAAATTTTTATTAGACGAATTTTATTACTTGGCAAAATTCTTAAGGACATCATATAACGATTTCTTAAGACTCCCAACCTATATCAGGAGATACCTTTTAGATAAGATAATACAGGAAAATACGCCCAAAACTTAATACTTAATATTTATATTAAAAACTAATTATGGGTTACAATTCAATAGATGATGTATTAAAGAGTGGATTGACAGGGGCTGCTTTAATAGCAGCAGTTAAGTTATTTTATGCTGACGAAAAAAAAGAGAAACTCAAAAATACGGAAAATGATGGTGCCGGTGATGAAGAAACTACTAATTTAGGGTTAGATATTCAAACCGCTAAAAACTTTGGAAACGCATTAACCAATCCATTAGCAGAGATGTCAACTGCGGTTACTGGAATTGTGCAAGCTTTAGATCCCACTAATTTTGACGGTGCTGATTATCTAATGAAAAGTGGTCAAGAATTAGCCAACGCAATGGGTATTGGACAAGCTAGAATGTCCGAAATGAGAACTACAATTGCTGATGCGATTCCTGAAATGATAAAATTAGGTCTTAGTTCAAGTGAAGCATTTAATGTGATAGAAGGTGTACCAGTTGCACTTGGAGTTAATACAACTATGAGTAGTGAGGCACTTAAAGACATGGGAGCTGCCGCTAAAGTAAGTGGTGTTGAATCAAAAAAATTAGCTTTAGAATTTAAGGGTGTTGGTATGTCATTATATGATGTTGGCGACAGAATGGCTGAAGTTGCAGTTTATGCAAAAAGTGTTGGGGTAAACGTAAAGGCGGTTTCCGCTGAAGTCGTTACTAATCTAAAACAATTAAATTTATTCAATTTTGATAGTGGAGTTAAAGGTTTGGCAAAAATGGCGTCACAGGCATCTATGTTAGGTTTTAGTATGGAAAAAACATTTAAACTTGCAGAAGATCTTATGTCACCTGAAAAAGCGATTGATTTGGCAGCATCATTACAACGTTTAGGTGTTTCAAGTAGTGCATTATTAGATCCATTGAAAGCAATGGATTTGGCTCAAAACGATCCTGAAGCATTACAAAAAGAAATTATAAACATATCAAAAGAATTTACCAAATTAAAAGCGGATGGTTCAGGTTTTGAAATTTTACCTGGAGCAAAACGTAGATTAAGAGAAGTTGCCTCGGCAATGGGTATGAGCGCTGATGAATTGGCAAATATGTCAATTAAAAGTGCTGACTTGGATATGAAAATGAGTAAAATTAAATTCCCAAGTTTAGCGGCATCTGAGGAAGATAAGATGTTAATCGCAAATATGTCTCAAATGAAAAATGGTGAGGCGGTTGTTCAGATTAAAAACGAAAAAACAGGGGCAATGGAAGAAGTTAATGTTTCTAAATTAACTGCTGATCAACTTACAAAATTAAGAGAACAACAAGCTGATAAAGATAAAACAATTGAAGAGTTAGCTCTTGATCAATTAAATGTGTTACAATCTATTAACGCTGGAATAAATGGTGGTAAGGCGGCATCTCTTTTTGGTAAGGCATCAACACCGGCAATGGATAGGCTTTATAATGCCGTTAATGTAGTTAGAACTGAAAGTGTTAGAGCGGTTTCGAATAGGGTAACAACAAACAACGTTAGAGAAAGATATAGTGAAGTTAGTGGTGGAGTTGAAGAGATGGGTGTTAAAGCATTACAAGGAGATTTTTCGGGTGCGGGAGACGCACTTTTAAAACTTGGTCCGGCTTTAATTCAAATTGGTAGAGATGTGGCAACAGGATTTGGAAAAGGTGTGAGTGAGGGTTATGGAAATATAAAACAAGGTGTCCAAGCTGTGTATGAGCCCGTTACTGGTGTTAAACCATTCGCGGATGATGAAAAATCTACTCAATTATATAAAGATTTTGAAAAAATAATGGGTAGTGAATTTGTTGATAAAATAACAGGAGGAATAGTGAACGCATTTAATTTAGTAACAACAAAACAAGAAGTTAGTGGTAATGTAGAGCTTACTATTAAAGGAGACGGGGGCACATCACTTACTGATACTGAGCTTGGTAAAAAAATAATAGAAAGATTGAAAGACCCGACGTTTAAAGCAGAGTTTGATAAAATAAATGTAACCAATAACGTAGGGCTTACCAATAAATAATAATAGAAAATTATTAAAATTATGTTTTCTATAAAAAAATTCTCAAAGTATTTATTAATAAAAAAGTATGTCGGATAGTACATTATCGTTTGCGTCCTCTTCAAATTTTAGGGATATACTATTAGCCCGTAATTTACAACCATATTCTGTACCAGGATCTTATTCTCCTAGTAGTAATAGTGTTAATTACGAAACTAATTTATCTGTTGCAAATGTTATTGACTCACCAAACGGTTTAATTTCAACAAACCAACTTGCAAATAGTTTATATTCACTTAATGAATACGGACCTGAAGGTGGTTATGATGGAAAATATTCTGTACCTGGAGCACCACTACCTGTGGAATCAAATTCAGGACCATACGCACCTACTGATACAGTATTAGATTTAGTTAATGAGTTTTATATTGATGCTGCGTACGTACAAAACATTTATGGACCTGAAGGTGGTTATAAAGATTTAGTTATTATAACCGATGTGGTTGGTAATCCTAAAATGTATACACCATATTGGGATCCTTCAACATTTGTAACCTCATCCTATTCTCCATACGAGATAGTTTTTAGTGATAATCCAAATGGAACTAACGGTCCATTATCTCAAGATACGTATTTAGCAAAGATTGGTGCGGCACAACTTAAAAGTTTATTTGAGGAGAGAATTGCAAGTGAATTATTACAAGCAACTGTTGGTAGGGTTAATTTAGATTCATTACAGGATCCGTTTAGCGCAAGTATGGTTGCAACAGGTCAACAACCATTCTTTACAAAAAATTGGAGAATTACCGTACCTGAAAACCCAATAACCGCTGCGGCCACATTGGCAAATAGATTAACGGGAACATATTTCCCTGTGTCATTTATTCCTGGTGATTATTTTGATGAATCGTTTATTGATAATCCACAAACTGAGGCGGCATTAAATGTTGTAAATAATTTAACGGGTGGATTCTTAGGTCCAATATTAAATAAGTTTAAAAATCCTTCTGAAATATTTGTTGCAAACACAGGGTTTGGACAAAGATCGGTATTATTTTCAAGTTTAGATTATAATAAATATAGACCGGCTTATAGTAGAGGTATTATACAAGGTGCAACAACTGCAATTGATAGATTATTTGATAAAGATAAATCACAAAGTGGTGGTTATTATGTTGGTAGTCCAAATTCTGAACCTTCTCAGATTGACTCTCCCGCAAATCAAGTTCCAATTGGTAAAAATGGTAGACAAGTACAAACTATTGTTTATGGGCCACAAGAACTTGGTATCCTATATGAAGGTAATGAAGGTCAATTACAATTTGGTTTAAAAGGAAAATCATACACCGATGGTGGTGGTATTGATGGACAATTTATTTGGACATCACCAAAATATAAAGACAATGCAGGATTTAAAGTAGGACCTGGTGGAGTTGTCACAAGATTAGATAATGAATTTGAAACAATTAAAAGTGATTATGGTAGATACCAATCAACGGATATTGATTTCAAAGGTGATTCAATCTTAGATAAGACACAAAGACTTATTAATTCTGCGGATCAAGTACAAGGACAAGCAAGATTAAAACACGTAGGTAATGCAATTAACCAAGTGTCTAAGGTATTCAACGATGGATACAAAGAGATGACAAAGGGTTCTATGGTATTATCTTATACGGATCAGGCAGATGGGTCTCAAGCGGGAATAGAGTACTGTAGAGTGTTCCAAAAGGACACACCTTACTTTACATATGCTGACTTACAAAAGAGTGATGGTATTACAACTGAAGGTAGAAAATTCTCGTATTCAGTTTTGGATAAGACATATAATCTTAACATTGCTCCACTTAAAAATCCTGGATCAACAAATATTGTAGATAACAAAGTTAAAAAATATATGTTCTCTATTGAAAATTTAGCGTGGAGAACTTCAGATAGACCTGGATTTACTTACGATGATTTACCTGTTTGTGAAAAAGGACCAAATGGGGGTAGAGTCATGTGGTTTCCACCATATGATATTTCATTTAGTGATGATAGTACTCCTAACTTTTCGGAAGCTAAATTCTTGGGTAGACCTGAACCAATATATACGTATCAAAATACTTCAAGAAAAGGTAGTATAAGTTGGAAGATGGTTGTCGATCACCCCGCAATCATGAATACTATTATTCAGAAACAATTGGCGGGAGTTGCAAAAGAAAGGGTGGATTCAATTGTTGAATCATTCTTTGCGGGATGTACAAAATATGATATGTATGAATTGGGTATTAAATTTAATACGATACCAACAAGAGATTTGTTTACATATCAACAAATATTAAATAACCCAAGATTAACCAATGAAGAGTTGGGTCAGGTTGCGTTTGAAATACCTGTTGATTCTAAATTAATTACTACGGGTGACGCTTCAGGTGCTGAGGGTCAAAAAATTAAAGTTGGGGATACTAGTACGGTAAAAAATGCAACATCTTTAGTTGATGGTAGTGCTGAATTAAAAGAATTTTTAAATTACGCCTTTTATTTTCATAATAATTGTCCTGAGTGTACAAGTTCATATGCTGTAACATCATCAAAACCATTTGATAGTTGGTATGAACGATATATTGCGTTACAATCTACATATTATGTGTCAAAAGCGCCAACAACAGTTTATCTTGAAGACGAGACGTATACAAGTGAAGGAGTACAAACATTTTTTAATAATGTTATTAAACCTAATTTTGAAAAATTAAAAACTGATTTCTTAAAAAAATTAAAAGAAATTTTAATAGACAAAGAGGGTTCAGTTGAATTAACATTTGTAGGATCGGCATCCGCACCGGCAACTACAGGTTATAATGTTGATTTATCAAAAAGAAGAGTTGATAGTGTATTAAAATGGTTTAAAAATCAAACAATAGGAGACAAAAAACTAAGTGATTTTATTACTAGTAAAAAACTAGTGATAAATATGGTAACAAAGGGTGAAATTCAAGTTGTAACCGTTGATGCAAAAAATGGTGGTAATGGACAAACAATTAATTGTACTACTAATATAAAATTAAAAAAGGGTACAGTTACAGCTGGTGATAATGCTGGCGAAGCTAGCGACTCTTTTGCTCAAGTGTATTCTGTACCTGCAATGGCTTGTAGGAGAGTTTCATTATCTGACGTTAAAGTGATGGTTCCACCTGAAAAACCATCTGAAACAGTAACACCACCATCTGAAACAGTAACACCACCAACTGAGATTCCCGGAACTAACAAACTTATACCTGGTGATCCATCTAAAACAATTAAACCATCACCTAATTTAAGGATTGAACAAAAAATTAAAGAAGGTATATCTAAAAAAATATTAAGATTTTTATTCTCAGAATGTGATTACTTTGAGGTTATTAAGGAAAGTGATCCTATGATATATGATAGTATCAAACAAAAGATTAAGTACTTTAATCCTGCGTTCCACTCTACAACACCTGAGGGATTAAATGCTAGACTAACGTTCTTGAACCAATGTATGAGACCTGGTCAAACAATTCCTGTTATTGGACCTGATGGTAGACCAAAATATAATGATGCATTAAATACATCATTTGGAGCACCTCCGATTTTAATTTTAAGAATGGGTGACTTTTATAATAGTAAGATTGTACCAACATCGTTAAATATAACATATGATCCTATTACATTTGATTTAAACCCTGAAGGTATTGGTGTACAACCAATGATTGCTAAAATAGTATTAGGATTTAACTTTATTGGTGGACATGGACTTAAGGAACCTGTTGAAGAATTACAAAACGCATTATCGTTTAACTACTATGCGAACACTGAAATTTATGACGAAAGAGCGACGGCAACTGAAAGTACTGAAGCAAGAGACAAATACATGGTTGAGAAAATATTGGCTAACCAACCAAAGGTAACAACCGCCAGTGTTGTAAATCAAATACCAAAAAGAGGTGGTGAAGCAATTGGAACAATATCAGGTGAAACGGATATTGATTACACTAAATTTGTAAATGACTATTGGAATAGTACTAAAGAATATTTTGACGCTTATATCAATACAAACGCAACAATTGGTAAAAACTATAACATAGGTATTTTAGATTTATTATTTACAGAAAAAAATTACTCTACAGGTACTGCAGAATTTACACCTGAAATTGAAGTTCCAATTTATGGTAAACCAAGTAATGTTGAAGACAAATTAGATAAATTATTTGATAAAGTTAATGGGGATATTTCAAATAGAACTGATCCTTTTATGCAAATAGTTGTTAACAATGATCAATCTATGACTAATAGTGACAAGAGAGAAATTGAAAATAAATTAAAAGAATATGTGACAGGAATTAAACCTGATTTTATCACAAATGTTAGTAACAGTGTAAACGATTTAGTTTTATTACAACAGGACTATATTCAATATATAAGAAAGGCAAACTTGGTACTATCAAAAACTGACGGAATAATGAATTCAAATAATGAACCTGATGTATATGATATTTCAGGAGTTACAGATTCATTTACTCAGTTACAAACTTATTTGAAAAAAATAACAGATAAACATATTGAATTTTATGGTCCTGAAAACGTTGTTAAAAAAGGCGATTTATTATATTTAATTGAAGATCATTATAAAAAAACATCGTGTACATTTAATGATGCAAGTGGTGGTTTAGGCGGGACTGACGTAGAAAAACAAAGAAATAATATCGTAAATAACGATGAAAAAAATAGATTTTATCAAGTTATGGCCAATATATTTAATGATGAAAATAGTAGAAATGAATTAAAAACTTTCATACTTAATGGTCAATATGGTAATATACAAGAAGTTACTAAAGTTGTTGACCTTGCGGTTAGTGGGTGTGCAACTCTTTTTAACCTTTATACTGATTTTAATAAAACCAAATATGATAAAATAAAGACGAACCCATTGTATGAAACTTTAACAAAAAGTCCAATTGAGAATAACGTTAAGTTTGGGTTAACGTATACAAAAGTTAGTGGTACATCACAACAAAAAAAGAATATAAAAGAATTGTATTCAAATGTTAATGTGGATAATAAAGAAAAAACCTTTGATGGTAAAATTAAATTTAATTAAAAATGAATTTACAATATTATAATAGATATAATGAGTTTTTAATAAATGGACAACAAACAGTTGTACCATACATAAATTTACCTGCAAAAACATCAGATAAAAATTTTATATATAAGGTTGGACAATCAAGATTAGATAAAATATCATTCCAATTTTATGGCACACCATATTTTGGTTGGTTAGTACAAATGGCAAACCCCCAATATAGTGGTATGGAATCAAACATACCCGATGGGGCAATTTTAACAATACCATTCCCCCTTGTTAAGTCATTACAGGATTATAAAAACGAATTAGAAAATTATTACTTCTATTATGGTAGATAAAGGTGAAAATATATTAGTGGAATTTGATTATGATAACATTACCTTAATAGACCCAAATAAAATTGTTGATAGTGAAGGTAAGGTTAGTGATAGATTAGTTAAACATGAGAACCTTGTGTTTTATGCTAATCTTGAATGTAATGTATTACCAAGAACTAAATTAGCCTTAGGGTCGGCATTGAATGATTCCGTTAGAACTGTTTCGGTGGGTAAGATTAATTTCTTAAATCCTGGAAACAAAACGTTCATGGATAACAGATATACCGATGAAATCACCGGTAAAGGATCTTTACAGGGTCAAGGTGTAAACCAACCAAAATTAAACGCAGTTCAAAACCCAAACAAATCCGATGATTTTTACCTTACACAGAGTACATATTCAAATGGAACTCCTGGTGCGGTTGATAATGGTTTATTGGGTATTACTGATATACAGGTTGCAATTGACACAAGTTTCTTACCTACCGTAACGGTTACCTTAGTAGACGTTAAAGGAAGGGCGTTATTTGAAGGTGGAAACAATTCACCTTATTCTGCGTTTTTCCAATTACCATACCCAATGTTTTATTTAACATTAAAGGGATATTACGGTAAGGCAGTTAGATTACCATTAATGTTACAATCGTTTACATCAAACTTTGATAATCAAACGGGTAACTTTAAAATTACATTGAAGTTTTTTGGGTATAAGTATACGGTAATGTCTTATGTGAATTGGGGAGCTATGATGGCGGTACCACATATGTATAATAATTTTGTTTCAACCACACAAGCTAGCACAAATACTACTACAGGATCTAATCTTGAGGCGGTATCACAAAAACCTGTTAGTAGAGGTTATCAAAAGATGAAAGAATTATATTCTGAATATAAATCAAAAGGTTTAATTGATGATGATTTTCCTGAGATAACAATTACACAATTAAAAGCTCGTTTAGATAGATTTATTAATAACATATTAGAAAAATTTACCAAAGAAAATTTGGGATCGATAACAGAATTAGATAATTTTCAAACTCAGTTAACAGAATTTCAGAAAAAAGTATTTTTCTATGGTGATTCATGGTTTGAAACATACATGGATAAAACGACTTCATATAGTTTAAAAGACATTAAGGAAGTTGTTTATACGTATAAGAAAGACTATTCGGATCCTAACAAACAAGCAGAAGCTGAAACTAAATTAGCTGGTATTTTTACTGAATACCAAAAATTATTTGAAAGTAATAGTGTTGCGGGAAAAAATGGTAGTTATACCGTTGGTGGTAAAATCACAAAAAGTGAAGTACCCGTAAACGCAACTGTAGAAAAATGTTATGCAAAAATTAACCCACTTACGGATATTGATTTTGCAAAAACGTATGAAGAAAGAAACGGCAAACCTGCAAAGACACAAACTGAATTAGATACGTTCATTGCGACTAACTCAATTGTACCTGGAACTAAGTTCTTTGTATTTGAGGGTACTGATCACTTTATTGATATAACAGAAAAGGCGGCCAAAGAATCGTCAAAACTTAGAAGAGAAATTGAAGAAAAAATTACCGATAATCTTAATGAACAATTAAGTAATAAAGACACTGGTGTTGGGTTTAAACCATCTATTAGAAACATATTAGCAGTTTTCTTTGCACAAGGTGAGGCGTTTATTCGTTTAATGGATGATGTCCATTCTAAAGCTTGGGATTTAAGGGAAAATAAATACAGACGACAAGCAATTTTTGGTAGTAATAGTAGTGCATTGAGTGTGGATGTTAAATCATCTACCCAAAATAATGAACCAATTTATCCTTGGCCTCAAGTTATTAAAGAAAGTTTAGGTGATGATAAACAAGAGAAATTTGAAATTGTTTATCCCGGAGACAAATCAATTTCAACCATGACAAAGGCGTATATTCCTGAAATATGGCCTGAAGTTGAATTTGTTGAGGAATTTATTAAAGGTTATACTCAAAGGGAAGCGGATAAGGATGATGTTGGTGATCAGTCTAATGTACTTACAAGACCAGATAGATTAAGTTTAAATGCTTTAGATTTTCCGGTAACAAATGAGGTATTTCAGAACAAAGAAGAGATAAAGTTCTTTTATGAGATTTATGAAAGGATTATGGTTAATACTTATTATTCTAAATTAAATAGACAATCAGGGTATGATGCGAGTGTCTTTATGGTTGAGGCAGAAGACGA